GTTTGAAGAATCTAATTTTAGACAAATTAGGTCTTCCAGCATCCCTTGCGAAAGCAAGGTGTGCTGCCGTTTGAACGAGGATATGATGTGCAACTGTAAAACTAGCCCAAGAGCTTAAAGCTCCTAGGGGTTGTCCACAGTTAAACATCACTTCTTCGCCATTCGGAGATACAAACCTCCTGTTGGCGATGATGTTCTCCCAATGTTCAGAGATCTCTGGTCCAAACATAAACAGCATACAGATTTTCTCGATAAATCGAGGAAACCTGTTAGTTGCTTCTGTTAGATCAAAGCTCCAAACCTTTGTTCCGTCTCGAGTCCATTTCTTTACAGCATATGCTGCATCGGAATGGTTACTTGAACCGTCACAAGGGTGTTTTGAAAGATAATCCATGAGAGAATCGTGGATTGGTTTCAAAGCACATTGTGAGAAATAGTCCACTATAGCGAATGGTCGAGCCTTTCCTCCCGATTCTATCTTAATTGATAGTTTCGAATGGATTGGTGTTCTTCCATTCCTATGGACCAACATTTCATCGGCCGGATACTCCGTACTGTCGAGCAGGTTTATTAGGGGTTCATTCCCAGTAAGGAACGCAAGTTCCTTTATGGAGTGCTCGAACTCGCTACCTCGAATCGCTTCGCGATCGACGTAAGCTGTTCCAAGCGCTGGTCCGTTAGGACCGTTTGAACCTGTAATATGTAAACCAGGTCGAAGCTTACTTTGCAATTGCGGTAATTGCTTACGAGCAATAGCAATGTAAAGTTCTAGCCAAGCCAGGTCCTGCTTCCCTCCGTACGGTGCTACAATACCCTCGAGAGAGTGCTGTCCTTTTGGTTTATAAAGCTTATAGCTTTGTAATACCGTAAGGGCCGCTCTTTGGGCGTCAATGGATCCGCGAAGATAAGGCTTGAATTCTTTTATCACTAAAGGAATTCCTTCTTTATCGGAACGTAAGTATGTAAGGGGTTCAAACTTGATACCTGCAGAATAGCGTAATGCTATATTGTAGATATCTTTTGACCTTTTACATGCCTGCAGTTCACCTTCATGTAGTAATACATGTCGGTAGAACTGGATCCAAGACTTAAGCAGGGCCTTTATGTCATACGACAGAAATCGCTGCGTGAAGAAGATTATCTTCTTTGCCCAGCGTTGCTCCAGCCCCGGAATTCGTTTAGAAGCCTTTCGACTTCTACGTGAGTCCGGACGTTGGATTTTCTGCTGTTTTGACATTAGGGTTCTCCTTTCAGTCTAGATGTCCTAGGGAATCTAGGCGGTAACGTCTATGGTTACCCTGAGCACGCTCTCCCGAAGTAGATAAACTATTCGGTGCCGGCGAACCCGGTCTATTAGCCACTGGCTTGAGTGACTCATTCGATAGAGGGGACCAATCCTCTCTACTGATCGATCATTCAGGTGCAGAACCTGATAGACCGTTGGGGACACCGCATCGCTACTATGAAGTAGCTGCTTTCGAAAGAAAGCGGATACGGGACCGAGGCCTCAGATGTAGCCCGGTTTGTTCTCC